GGCTGTCGCAAACCTTCGTCCGAACTGGCGCTGAGAAGCGTGGGAAGATCAGTCGCTTGTAAGAAAGAGTCCGCGATCTTCCAACGGTCGGACGCTGGCGCCTCATACTATTGGCAAGACGGAAAAGACCGGCAGGCGGCGTCCCCCGGTCCCGGGCCAACGGAGATCATCATGCTGAACTGGCGACGGCCCTTCGGGGATCGGCGGCGCGTCGCCGCGCCCGAGATCAAGGACAGCCGGGTCGGCGCCCTGATCGCGTTGGCGGGCGGCGGTCGGGCGCGGTGGACGCCCCGGGACTACGCCAGCCTGGCGACGGAAGGCTTCACCAGGAACCCGGTGGCCTACCGGTGCGTGCGGATGATCTCGGAGGCGGCTGCGGCGACGCCGTTGGCGGTGTTCGCGGGCGGAGTTCGGGCCGACGACCATCCCCTGGTGGACCTTCTGGCGCGGCCCAATCCGGAGCAGTCCGGAGTGGAATGGCTGGAAGGGGTCTACGGCGCGCTGCAGACGGCGGGGAACGCCTATGTCGAGGCGGCGGGCGATGCGACGCCGGACGAGCTGTGGTCGCTGCGGCCCGATCGGATGAAGGTCGTGCCGGGGCGAAGCGGCTGGCCCGAGGCCTATGAGTATTCGGTGCACGGACGGTCGGTGACCCTGGCGCGGGCGACGGACGGTTGGATGCCGGTCCTGCACCTGAAGCTCTTCCATCCGGTCGATGATCACTACGGTTTCTCGCCGCTGGAGGCGGCGGCCTTCGCCATCGACGTGCACAATGCGTCCGGGCAGTGGAACAAGGCGCTGCTGGACAATTCCGCGCGACCGTCGGGGGCTCTGGTCTTTTCGGCGCGGGACGGTGAGCGGCTGACCGACGAGCAGTTCGTTTCCCTGAAGACCCAGATCGACGACCTGCACAGCGGCACGGCGAACGCGGGGCGGCCGCTGGTGCTGGAGGGCGGACTGGACTGGAAACCGCTGAGCTGGACGCCGGCGGAGATGGATTTCATCGCCGGGAAACACGCGGCGGCGCGGGAGATCGCGCTGGCCTTCGGAGTCCCGCCGCAGCTGCTGGGTATTCCGGGGGATGCGACCTACGCCAACTATCGCGAGGCCAATGTGGCTTTCTGGCGCGGGACCGTGGCGCCTCTGGTGCGCAAGACCGCGGCGGCGCTGACCGGCTGGCTGGGCGGCCGCTTTCCGGACGTGCGGATCGAGCCGGACATGGATGCGGTTCCGGCGCTGCAGCCCGAACGGGAGGCGCTGTGGGCGCGACTGGAGGCGGCGAGCTTCCTGACCGACGAGGAGCGTCGGCGCATGGCGGGCGTGGGAGCGTGAGCATGGACGGCGCGAGAAAAATTCCCGTGGCCCTGATCACGGCGCTGGCGGTGCAGACGATCGGCGGCCTGGTCTGGGCGGGCGGCGCGGCGGCGCGGATCGGAACCCTGGAGGACCAGGTCGCCGAACAGAGGCTGGTCGCGGAACGGTTGGCGCGGCTGGAGGCACAGGGCGAGGCCACACGGGCGGCGACGGACCGGATCGAGCGACGGCTGGAGACGCAACGATGAGCCGGTTGGCGGAACGGGCGACGTTCAGCCTGCCGGAGACCGTGATCGTCGAAGGTTACGCCTCGCTGTGGGGCGTGGCGGATCTGAACCGGGACATGGTGGCGAAGGGGGCGTTCGAGGCCAGCCTGGCCAGGACCGGCGCCGGCGGGGTGCGAATGCTGCACCAGCATGAGGGACGGGCGGTGGTCGGCCTATGGGACCGGATGGTCGAAGACGATCGAGGCCTGTTCGTCAGTGGGCGGATCGCGGACTGGTCAGCCGAGGCGCGGTTCGCCGGGGCGTTGGCGAAGGCCGGAGCGATGGACGGGCTGTCCATCGGCTTTCGCGCGATCCGGGCCCGGCGCGACGGGGCGTTGCGGGTGCTGACGGAAGTCGATCTGTGGGAGGTGTCGCTGGTGACCTTCCCCATGCTGCCGGGAGCGCGGTTCAGTCCGATCCGATAACCCGGGAGGTCTGCCATCCATCGACCACCTTGCGGACGGCCGTGAGGACCGTCTGCTGCTTCACGGCGCGGCCCGCGACAATGGCGAAGAAGACGCCCAGGGCGAAGGGCAGGCGGAAGACGAAGACGAGCAGGAGGGCGATCACGCCGATCAGCGCCCAGAGCCCGATCAGCAACGACATCTGGTCCGTGGGAACCCGGGGTTCGGGCGTAGACCCGGGCGTCAGGAGCGAGGGCGGAAGGTGGCGCGGGGGCGTATCGACCTCCTGAACCCGCTGGAGGGCGCCGACATTGACGAGAGGGGGCGGCTCGACCGGCCCGGTGGCGGGGTCGTGGTCGTTATGACGATGCAGGTCGAGCAGAGGGCTAGGCGGCATCTGCCGCGTCGGCTCGAAAGGAACGGACTGCCCCTGGGCGTTGACGGTGAAGACCTGGTCGAAGGCCACGGTGGCGAAATCGATGGCGCGGGTGTCCTGCCCGTAGCTGTCGCCGATGAGGCCGAGCAGGACGCCGTGGCGGACGCGGACCTTGAAGGCGATCGGATCGGGGAGGTGGCCGACCATGACGTGGACGGTGCCGAGGTCGCCGGTCGGGCCCGTTGCGGGGGCCGGACGGCTGCGATCGACGATCATTTCGGTGAATAGGCCGAAGCCGGAGTTGCGGCGCTGGCTGGGCCGGCTTTCCTCGAACTGGCCCGCCAGATCGGGAATCTCCGCGCGGAGGTCGTGGATCAGGGCGTCCATGACGGCCCGTTCGAGCCGGGTGTAGCGGCTCATCGGGCGGCTCCCAAGAGCGTGGCCGTGAGGCGGGCCAGACGAAGAGTTCCGGGGCGGTTCACGCCCCGACCCTAACCGCGATCGGCGGTTCTTCAACACTGGAGACAGAATGAAAGAGACCAAACAGGCCCCGGCCACGCCGGAGGCGCGCGCCGCCATGCACGAAATGATGGCGGCGTTCGAGGCGTTCAAAGGCGCCAACGACACGCGGCTGGATGAAATCGAGCGCAAGGCGTCGGCCGATACGCTGCTGGAAGAGAAGGTGGCGCGTATCGACCAGGCGGTGGCCAGCGCGCAGGCGCGGCTGGACCGGGTGGTCAGCGAGGGGCGTCGACCGCCGCTCGGGGCTGAACCGAAGGTGATCGAGGCTCCCGAGGCCAAGGCGGCCTTCGACGGCTATCTGCGCGCGGGCGCATCATTCGGGCTGGAGCTGAAGGCGGGGCTGTCGTCAGCATCGAACTCGGCCGGCTATGTGGTGCCTGAGCAGACTGAACGCGCCATCGAGCGACGACTGATGGCCGGATCGCCGATGCGCGAGATTTCTACGGTGCGCACGGTGCAGGCGGGTGTCTTCCGCAAGCCGGTGTCCATCGCCGGCGTCGGCTCGGGCTGGGTGGCGGAGACGGCGGCGCGACCCGAGACCGATCCGGCGACGCTGGCGCTGCTGGAGTTCCCATCGGCCGATCTATACGCCTGCCCGGCGGCGACCCAGTCGCTGCTGGACGACGCTCTGGTCGATCTGGACGAATGGCTGGCCGCCGAGGTCGAGGACGCCTTCGCCGCGCAGGAGACCCAGGCCTTCGTCAACGGCGACGGGAGCAACAAGCCGCGCGGTTTCCTGAATTACACGATCGTCGCGGACGCCGATCAGGACTGGGGCGAGATCGGCTACGTCGCCTCCGGCGCGGCCGGCGCCTTCGCCCCGACCAGTCCGGCGGACCGCCTTATCGATCTGATCTACGCGCCGAAGGCCCAGTATCGGCCCAACGCCCGGTTCGTGATGAACCGGCGCACGGTCTCGGCGGTGCGCAAGTTCAAGGACGCGGACGGCAACTACATCTGGCAGCCGGCGCAGCGGGCAGGTGAGACGGCCTCGCTGCTGGGCTATCCGGTCACCGAGATCGAGACGATGCCGAACATTGCGGCCAACGCGCCAGCGATCGCGTTCGGCGATTTCCGGCGCGGCTATCTGATCGTCGATCGGGCGGGCGTTCGGGTGCTGAGAGACCCGTATTCGGCCAAGCCCTATGTGCTGTTCTACACCACCCGGCGCGTCGGCGGCGGGGTGCAGGACTTCGACGCGATCAAGGTGATGAAGTTCAGCGCGACCTAGCCCGCTGAGGGAGTGAGTTGGCGGCGGGTGGCGAGAGAGTCGCTACTCGCCGCCCGGCGTTCGCCACCATCAATCAAAGCGAGGTCGATATGACCGCACCGGTGTCCCTTACCGAGGCGAAGCTGTTCCTGCGCGTCGAGCACGGCGCCGAGGACGGGCTGATCCAGACATTGATCGACGCCGCCCGGGCGCGGGTCGAGGGCGACGTGGGCCTGATCCTCACGTCCACCTCGCCCGCCCCGCTGCGTCTGGCGATCCTGATGCTGACGCTGCGCGCCTATGAGCGGTGCGAGACCGAGGTGCCGATCCAGCCGGTCGAGGCCTGGCTGGCGCCGTACCGCGTGGTGCGGTTGTGATCGCCGCGCGCCTGCCGCTGCTGGCCCAGCTGTTCGAAGTTGTCGAAGCAGAGACGCCCTATGGCGGACGCAGCCGTACCTATGAGCCGATCGGTTCGGCCTGGCTCAGGGCGGGGCTGACGCGACGGCGGGAACGGAGCGAGGCCGGGACCTCGACGACAGTTGAGACCCTGACGGCCGAGAGCCGGTTGGATCCCCGACTGACCGCGGGGCGTGTGCTGCGCTTCGGCGGCGGAGATTGGCGGATCGTCTCGGGCGAGCTGGTCAACAGCCGGAGCATCCTCAATCTGGAGCGGACGCGATGAGCCATGAACTGGCCCTGCAGAAGGCGCTAGTTGCGCACCTGAAGAGTGATCCGGCGACCTCGGCCTTGCTCGGCGGCCGTATGTGGGACGCGCCGCCGCCGGAGCCGAGCTATCCGCATCTGCTGATCGGCCGCAACGAGAGCCGGCCGGTCGCCGCGGACGGCGGCGGGATCGAGCATCTGCTGATCTTGACCATCGTGTCCCGCTTTCAGGGCGCGGAGGAAGCCAAGGCCGCTCTGGCGGCAGTCCGCACATGCCTGACCGATGCGGTGCTGGAGGCGGACGGGGTGCGGACCGTCAGCCTGGGCGTGCGCTTCAGCGATGTCTGGCGGTCGCCCACCGGTCCCCGGACCTATGCGGTCCTGCGTGTGCGGGCCGTGACCGAAAAAACCTGAACCGGACGGAGATTCACATGAGCGCTCAACGCGGCAAGGACATCCTGCTGAAGATCGAAAGCGAGGGCGGCGGCTTCACGACTGTGGCCGGGTTGAGGGCGCGGACCATCGCGCTAAACGCCCGGACGGTCGACGCGACCGATGGCGACAGCGCCGGGCGTTGGCGTGAGCTGCTGTCCGGCGCCGGGGTGCGGTCGGCGGCGGTGAACGGCCAGGGCGTGTTCCGGGATGCAGCCTCGGACGCCCTGATCCGCGAGGCATTCTTCAGCCAGGCGGCGAGGATCTGGCGGCTGATCGTACCGGATTTCGGCCAGCTGGAGGGACCGTTCCTGGTGGCGGCGCTGGAGTACGCCGGGGAGCATGAGGGGGAGGCGACTTTCGCGATCAGCCTGGCCAGCGCCGGCGAGATCGCCTTCGAGGCTCTGTGATGAACGGCGCGCGGGGCGAGGCGAGGGTTCGATTGGCCGGCGAGGAACGCACGCTCTGCCTGACGCTGGGCGCGCTGGCGGAGATCGAGACGGCGTTGAACGTGGAGGGGGTGGGCGGACTGGCGGACCGGATGCGCGGGTTGTCCGCGCGCGACCTGATGGTGGTGCTGGCGGCCCTGCTCAGAGGCGGGGGCGAGACTGCGCTGGCCGGCGACCTGGCCGCCGCGGCGGTCGATCCGCGCGAGGCCGCCGAAGCGGTGGCGCTGGCGTTCACGGCGGCGGCGGCGGAATGAGCACCCGCTGGGGTGAGATGCTGCGGACCGCAGCGAACCTGGGGATCCGGCCCGCGGTCTTCTGGCGCCTTTCGCTGAGGGAATGGCGGATGCTGACGGCGCGGCCTTCCGGGCCGGAGCCCATGGGACGCGATGCGTTCGAACGACTAGCGGAGGCATGGCCCGATGAGTGAGACGTTCAGGCCCGATGGGCTGGAAGAGACGCCCCGACGGGTCGCGGAAGCGGCCGCGGCCCTGGAGAGCCTGCGGGAACCCGCAGAGCGGGCGGCGGCGGCGGTTGAGGACGCCTTCGGGAAGGCGGCCGACGGCCTGGCGCGATCACTGGCGAGGGCGGCGGCGGATGGAGAGATCACGCTCGCTGAACTGGCGCGCGCCGTGTTGTCGGTCGTCAACGGCGCGGGCGGTGGAGCGGCGTCGGGGTTGTCGAGCACCATCGTCAATGCGGTGTCGGGACTGTTCTCGGGCAGCCGGGCGGACGGCGGACCCGTCGTCGGTGGGGGAGCTTATCTGGTCGGCGAACGTGGACCGGAAGTCTTTCGCCCGATGGGTTCGGGAACGATCGAAGCGGCGACGGGAGGCGCGGTGACGGTGAATGTCACCGTTGGCGGCGGCGCCCCGAGCTTGCTGCGCTCCGAGGCCCAGATCGCGCAGATGCTGGCCCGGGCGGTGGCCTTGGGCGCGAGGAGGCTTTGATGTCTTTCCATGAGGTGAGGCTGCCTGCCCGTCTGGCGTTCGGATCGACGGGCGGGGTCGAGCGGCGGACCGAGGTGGTGACGCTGGGGTCGGGCCACGAGCGGCGATCGACGCCATGGGCCGCCGGGCGAAGGCGTTATCTGATCGGGGCCAATCTGCGGTCGTTGGACGACATGGCGACGCTGACAGCCTTCTTCGAGGCGCGGCGGGGGCGATTGTACGGCTTCCGGTTTCGGGACTTCGCGGACTTCAAATCCTGTGCGCCGGGCGCGAGCGTCGGAGCAGGGGATCAGAGGCTGGGTCAAGGCGACGGGGCGCAAACGATGTTCACCCTGCGCAAGACCTATGGCGAGGGTCCGGACGCTTGGAGTCGCCTGATCGCCAAACCGATCGACGGATCGGTGCGGGTGGCCGTCAATGGAGTGGAGACCTCGGCCTTCACGGTCGATGCGGCGACGGGTCGGGTGACGCTGGCGGCGGCCCCTGCAATCGGAGCGGCGGTCACCGCGGGGTTCGAGTTCGACACGCCCGTGCGCTTCGACTCCGATCGGATCGAGGTGACGCTGGAGAGTTTCGACGCCGGCCGGATGGCCGCCTTGCCGCTGATCGAGATCAGGATCTAAGCCATGCGCGACATTCCGAGCGAGATGGCCGCCCGCATCGAAAGCGGGGCGGCGACGCTGTGCCATGTCTGGCTGCTGATGCGGCAGGACGGTGAGCGATTGGGCTTCACGGACCACGATCGCGACCTGGACCTCGACGGCGTGATCTGCCGTGCCGCCAGCGGTTGGACGGCGGGAGTTATGGAAAGCGCGGTGGATCGCGTTGGGACGGTCTCGGTGGCGGGCGGTCTGGATGACGCGATGATCCGCGCGGAGGATCTGGACGTCGGCCTGTACGATCGTGCGAGCATCGAGCTGTGGCGGGTGGATTGGGCCAGGTCGGACCTCAGGGTGCGGCTTTGGTGCGGACGGCTGGCCCGGGTGCGGCGGGAGGGCGAGGCCTTTACGGGAGAACTCGAAGGGCCGATCGCGGCGCTGGACCGGGTGGTCGGCCGGACCTTCGGCCGCGGCTGCGAGGCTGAACTGGGCGACAGTCGGTGCGGCGTGGTGCGCGCCGCCTTTCCGGGCATGACCTGCGACCGGCGCTGGGCGACCTGTGTTGGAACGTTCGGAAACGGCGCCAATTTCCGGGGCTTTCCCGATATCCCGGGTGACGATTTCCTTGCGGCGTCGCCCATGGAAGGCGGTCGGAACGATGGCGGGAGCCGTCGGTGAGGGCGCGGGTGCTGGCGGTCGCCCGGAGTTGGCTGGGCACGCCCTATCGGCATCAGGCCAGTATGAAAGCGCAGGGGGCGGACTGCCTGGGACTGGTGCGCGGGGTTTGGCGCGAGGTCGTGGGCGCGGAGCCGGAGGCGGCTCCCGCCTATGGACCCGACTGGGCGGAAGCGGGCGGCGAGGAGCTGCTGTGGGCGGCGGCGCGGCGATGGCTGGTCGAGATTCCGGTGACGCGAGCGCGGGCTGGAGATGTGCTGCTGTTTCGCATGGCGGCGGGCGTGCCGGCCAAACACTGCGCCATTCTGAGCGACGTGGCGGGTGAGGGGCGGATGATCCACGCCTACTGGGGCCGGGCAGTGGTGGAGAGCTGGATGGGGCGATGGTGGCGCCGGCGGCTGGTCGCGGCTTTCGCCTGGCCCGCGCTCCGCGTCCTGGAAACAGACGGAGAATAG